TCATAACCCTCGCTCCTCCTTGAACGTCTTGTAAGCGGCTGAAACTTCGGGCAGATCGTCGTCAATATGCTTGATGCGTTCGCGTCGCTGGCGAACCACCTCACGGCCATGCTCATCTTGACTAATCCACTTCTTTGTATGTTCAAAAAGTAAGTCTGCACCATCATCATCTCTCCTATAAATAGGTTCGCCACGGCGGTCTTTGCCCACTTTCTCCACGATGGCCATAAACACATCGTAATCGTCATTCTCGTAGGGCATCAGCAGCTCCTGCGCGGTCTTTTTCTGCAAGAATAGCAGCGAAGCTTGAACGCCCACTTGCGGCAGGAAGGCTTCCACCGGAAGGTCAACCGATGCGAGCAGTTTGAAGTGGGCAAGAATCCACTTGCGGGTCTCTACATGATTGGGGTTGCCCAGGATGCCGTCGGGCAGCACAATCGCCATCTTGCCGCCGGGCTTGAGGAAGTTGTAGCACTGCTCGATGAATAGTACTTCGGGAGCTTTGTTTCCTTTCCTTCCTAATTCAAATCTATCAACAATCGCTTGTGCAACATCCACCTTGCTGCCGAAGGGAGGGTTGGTGAAAATCATGTCGAACTTGCCAAAGGCGTTGTCAAGATTTTTGTCAAAATCAAAGTCCTTGTCATAGCCGTCCTCAATGCTCTTTTTCACGCTCTCACCCACGTGAGGGACATCATCAAGTGAACCTTGTGGGTAGTCGAGCGAGTTGATGTTGAAGATATTGGCGTGACCATCGCCGGCCATCACCATGTTCATGCGAGCGGCTTTCTTCAGGTCGGGGTCAAAGTCGAAGCCGAATATCATGCGCTCGGCATACTCTTTAACAAGTTCGTTGACCTCCGGGGTGTTCACTTTTTCTGCAAGATGTAGCTCATCAAGGTTGGGATAAATTAAATTAGTGATTTTTTTGCGAACATGGTCAAGTGCAACTACGAGAAATCCGCCTGAGCCACATGCGGGATCAAGGATGCGTGTGTGCTGGTCGGGGTCAAGCATCTGCACCATGCACTTGATGATGTTGCGCGGAGTGAAGAACTGGCCATCTTCTTGCTTCATACGATTAGAAACAATGGTCTCATAAGCAGTACCTTTTACATCCACCGTGGCATCGAGGAAGGAATACTTGGCTAGTTCAGACGCTACAAATGTGAGTCCTCTATTGCTTAAAGTGATTTGCTCATTACCATCGAAAACATCTTTGAACATTTGGCTTTGCTTGAGTTCTTCAAAAAGATCTTTGATACGGCTCGCTGCAGCCGCTTGCCCCTCGGGGGTGTTCATCTCTTTCACGCCCACCCAGAACTTGCGGCGGTAGCTCTCACCGTTTTGGGGTGCCATGAAGCGGCGTTTCTCGTCGTAAAGCTTGGTGAAAATGAGGTTGAGCAGTTCCCAGAAAGCATTTTTTTTCTTGCCCTCGTTGCCATAGATATAGTCGTGGCAGCGCTTGAAGGTACGCACAAGGCTCTCGTTGGCGGGCTTGCGGTTGATTCCTTTCTCGCCGGCTTTGATGAGGTCTTCGAGCGTCTGTCCCTCGCTTGGGAAGTCAGAGAGGTCTTCGACGGTGATTTGCCCAAGCGCATCTTCCACACGGTGCATATACTGCATATCCTCGCCGTTGGTCCACAAGCCAAACTCACAATCGGTGAAGGAAAGGATAGGCGTGAGTGTGTCCTCGGCACCGGTTTTCTTGGTGGTGGGCTTCACGTTGCTGTCTTTGGCCACGATGACAAAGCGGATCATGTTGTCCACATCATGGCCGCGGCCTTTCTCGAAGATGGCGAGGTCAACCTTGCCGGTCTTGCTGCGTCCGTCCTCGTCGATATATTTGAACTTGAACTCGCGCTCCATGTCTTCGAGCGCAAAGTTATACTCCTCAGCCATCATGAGAATCATTGACTGGAGGTTCAATTCTTTAGCGGTCGCCTTAACTACTTTGTTGGTCAAGGCGCATATCACCTGGTCTTCGTTAAGAACCACTTCGTTCAAAACTTCTTGCTCGATTTGTGCCATATCTTTTCCGTTTCAAATTGTATATTTATACCACGTTTAATCGGTTTGTCCATCTTGTCCATCTTTCAACCGAGGTTGCTCCGCGACATCAGGACCACGACCCCATGATAAAAAGATAACTCCGCCAATGGTTCCGGCGAGCCGACCAAAGCTCATTTTTCAACCACGGAGGAGTCTATTATATCATTCTGCCATGCAAGCAGTTAAAGGTCTATGCCGGTATAGGTTGCAGTAAAAAACCACTATCTTAAAAACGCAAATATACTAAAAATCTTGTAACGTAGTTACAAAAATAACAATAAAGTTCGATTTGGCAACATCAACTTACAATCTGAAAGCAAAATAAGAATGGCCGGGAGATTTGGTGTGTTGTGACTTGCAAAGGCTTTTATACAAAAAATGCGCGAGTCACCGCACCGATTTGATGGTCGTAGGAATAACCAGATGAACGAGTGCATATAGTGGCTCACGCATATGCGTAAAGAACCACTATGCTTTCGCCGTTCATCGTTTGAAAGTTTCCTACGTTCTCAAATCTTCGACAAGCATAATGTCATTTTGCCCACAATGTAGTGTCAAAAACTAAGTTTTTGCACCGCAAAGGTAAACATAATTTTTCACATACCGTGCCGGTGGTGTGAAAAATCAAGTGTTCAGCTCGTGAGTGAGGTCCAAGCGCACGCCGGTACGTCCCACTTTGGCACCGTCGCGCAAGATGCTGCGGTACATCTTGAGTTTGCCTCGCTCGTCGAGATACGGCACGAAGCCGTTGTCTGACGAGAACTCAAACTCGCGGTACTTGCCGCCATGAAAGAGCACGACATTGCTGTACTCTTGTAACGTTCCCGCCTCGTTGATGAGGTACTTGGCATCGTCGCCAAACAGGTCGATGACCAGCGAAGTGCCGTGTGCCGAGCGGTCGAAGTCGCGCTCATTGGTTGGCACAAAGAGCGTGTCGCCCATCGCGAAGATGTGGCTTCGCTTCACCTTGTGGGCAGGGAAATCGGGCGAGAGGTTGATGTTGACTCCCTCACGCCTGATGTTACAGCGAAACGGCTCGTCGAGCACATGGGCGTTGAAAACATGGAACAAACTCTCACCGAAGTTCCACACTTGGGGAATGTCGCCATGCGTTGCGACATCGACCCAGCCGATGATGCAGCCGGTGGGCAAATCCACGTTGTGGGGAATGTTGCCCAGCACTTGGGCGTTGTGCGCCATCATCTGCCACTCAACTGGGTAAGACGAGAGCGGCTTGGTCGGCTCAACGGCATAGATGAACACTCTGCACGGAGGTGCGTGATGTGGCCATTTGATGCTGACCACGGGCATCAGCCCTGCCACAACCATTGCGGCGAAGGGCATCTCTAAAATTACTATATACATATATTGTTTTTTTACCCGCTCCGACATTGGATTGGGCAAAAAAACCAACAAAGTTAGAATACGGTATTTCAAAGCACTTTTCCACAAATTTGAGAAAAAGTGCGACAATTTATTTTTACATCGGCATAATATGCAATAATTCTGTATATTCTATCAAAGAACACCGCCGGAGTTGAGCGAGAATGTGTCACGATACGGGAACTTCTCGCAGCCGATGTAGAGTGTATCGAAAGCATCGGTGCCGTCTGTGCGGTGTTCGAGCAGGTTTTCCTCGTTTTCTGCAAGTTTTTCACCGCCTTTGTCCTTTCGGAAGCCGTTGCGCCCACGTACTACTCCAGCCGTTTGAATGGCCAGGATTAGGTCGTCGTTGTTTTGGCGGTTGAACATCGGCATGAGCCGTTGTTTACCGGCAAAACCCTGGTTGATGAGCAGGTACTTCTCATCGTGGCGCATAGGATTTCCGAGGTTGATGTCCTCCACCTGCCAGCCGTGCCGCTCGAACTCATGGCACACCACCCAGTGGAAGTCCTGCTCGTTGACGGCATAGTTGCCGCCGAGCGCGGTGCTGTCGTAGTAGTAAACCACGACCTTGCATTGGTGGTGGGCATAGTAGCGGCAGAAGTCGTCAATGAGCGCAGGTATCTTGCGCTCGAACTTGGTGTAGAACGACTTGATTACGTTGAGCCGTCGGCCAGTGGGCTATCCGGCTACAATCCAGTTGATGTTGGCATTGTAGTCCATGCCGATGCAGATGGGCTGGTAGGGGTTCAAGTCCTTATCTGCCCGGCAGTCAAGCTGCGTTTCGTTGAAGTCGTAGCCCAGACTGTCGAGGTATTCAAAATCGCTGGCGTTGTACTTGTGCGCCTCACGCATCGACGAATAGAAGCCATCTTTGGCGATGCCTATTCGTTGACAAAGGATTGACGTTTGGAAAGTCTTTGGCGTGAGGTCACGCTTCATCTGCTTGATGTACGACTCTCCGAGCAACTGCAAGTTCTCGATAGAGGAGTATTCCTTGTAGTACACCGCCACTGAGCGCATTTTGTTCAGCTGCTCGTCAAGTCGGCGCAGGTAGTTGCGCAGGTGTCGTGTCACCTCAATGCCCTCGGCACGCATCTTCCTGATGCGCTGCTTGACGTGCCAAATCTCATAGACCGTGCCCTTAATCGTCTCGATAAGGTCAGGGTCCATCTTATCCTGATAATGGAGAAACCACGAGCCTTTTTGCGTTTGCGGCATATCGGATAGGATCATCACGGAGTGATTGAACGAGTGATGTCCGAAATACGACTTGATGCCGCCGTTTGCCGGCAGCGTCTCATCTTTGAGGCGTTCATAGTCGATGAACTTTGCCTCATCGATGAGCAACCATGAGAGCGTGAGCGAGTTGCTGCTGCCCGGACGGTCTTGCGAAATGATGATGGCGCAAGAGCCGTTGTAGAACGTGATGACGTGCTCGTATTCGGCCGGCTCAATGATGGGCTTGCCGAATGACTTGGGCGGTTTGCGCCCGATGACGTAATGCACGCCATTGAGGAACCCCCATCGTTTCCACGCCGCCAACAAGCCCGGAATGGTGTTTGTCAGTCCGTGCTTGTAGGTCGGCACCACGATACCGCCAGTGCTGCCCGGCATGCGCTGCATGTTGCGCAGCACAAATGGCGAGGCGATGCTGTCGGTCTTGCCCGTGCGTCGCCCAGCCACTATAACGGTGGTGTTCGCCCCGATCAACTGCGTGAGCCGTTGAGGGGCGTTAAAGTATATTCGTTTCTTGGGCTGTTCCATTATTCGGGTCGGTGGGTGGGAACAGGACATTTTCTTCGAGGTCTGCCTCCTCGAACTCAATGTCCTCGATGTCGATGTTCTCGGCCTGGTACTTCTTCAGAAGTGCGTCAATCCGCTCCTGGATGTTCGGGATTGGCTTTATGCCGAGAACAGAGGGGTCGTCGGTGGCGGTGAACGGCTGCACCACAATCAGGTCGTATGGCACGGCTTGCTCGTCTTCAAGGTCAACGCGGTTGAACTTGGCATAAGAGCTGGCCGCCTTTTCCATCGTCTTCGTGTCCTTGCGTTTCTTGGCCATCTGGAATGTTTCGAGAATCATTTCATTGTAACGGTAGCGGTGGAAGTCGCGCGAGGCTTGCGAGAGGTGCGGCAGCATCGCCTTGACAATGGCAAGGTCGGAATATGCCAGCACCTTGCTGATGCCGAAGCGGCTCACCGCGTTCTCGATGAACTGCCGGTCTTTCGCGTCGGGATTAGAGATAAACCAGTTGTATTCCTCCCGGACACGAAGCACGCGGGCAACGATAACCTCGGGGTATCGTTGCCGCAGCTCGTCCTCAGCCGTGAACAAGTCCACACGGCAAACGTCAAGAGTGTTGTGCTGGGCCATAAAAATGCGGTTGATTTACATTGCAAAGGTAAACCAACCGCATTATTCCTAAAAAGACGGCATTATTGAAGTTTCTTGCCGGCTAAAACTTCTTCTTCAAGCCTAATACATTTCCCATCTGCACCGACAAGAATTTTTACGCTATAATCACCTTGCTTGAAGGTGTAGAAATAACCTTTTTCATTTCTATCAGTGATATTGACAGGCTGTCTTGTCGGGATAACTCCTATAGCTTTAACAACATCTTCAATAGGCATATCTTTGAAATTGCCTAATTTTTTGAACTTCTTAATTAAAAAGTGCCCGGATTGCCCAAAAATAAGCAAAATACTGGAAATAAAATAACCAGCTAAACCACCGAAACCAATGCCGTAAACAACAAGTTTCGCTTTGTCTCCACCCGAGCTATCGAAGTCATTGAAAAACACTATAGCGACAAAGAAACCGATAACTGCGCCGAAGAAAATAAAATAAGATTTGAATTTGCTTGAGAGTTTCATATTGTGTCATTTTGGACGCAAAGGTACTTATATTTTTTCAATACGGATGCTATATTGTGAAGAAATCACTCATCGTCTTCCATGTCGAGGAGATTGCGGTGGGTATTCTCGATGGCGAGCGGTGAGCCGACTTGCGCCAGCATCATTTCCTGGTGCAAGAGTTTCACTTTCGACGCGGCCTTGCCCCGGCGATAGTGCTGGCTCACCTCGCTGCTATGGTCGGCGATGTCCTCACGGAGGACTTCGGCAGGAATACCGAGAATCACCGCCATGTCCGAAATTTTGAGGTAGATTGAGGCGAAGTTCTCAATCTGCTGCAATTGCTCTGCTGAATAGGTCATTGAGTGGAACTGAATGGTTTGTGATTAAGTCATTGATTTGTGCATGGAGTGTGGCGAAGATGTCGGGGTCGGTAGTGACTACAGCCGACTCCGAGCGGTTGCCTCGCGTTAGGTTCTGCGAGGTAATGATGCTCACCACTTCGCCTTGCTCGCTGCGCACCAGCAGCACCTTGCTGTGGTTGTCTGCAAGGTAGGTGGTGGTGATAACCTGCGTGATGAACGCCCATAGTTTGAGCGTCTTGTTGGTGGCCTTGTGGTCGAGCACGAGGTTGAACCGAGTGACGAGGCCTGACTTCTCGATGAAGTACAATCGGCGAATGAACTCCTCGCTGATTGAGAACGAGGTCTGCCACACCTCGGACTTGCCGAGTTGTTGCAGCACCCAGTCGAGCACGTCCGCCACCTGCAAGGCGTTAGAGAGATAAGCCTGATACGGTTTCTCACGTATCGGCTTCAAAAAATCCGATATGTCTGCGGTTCGTTTCATAGTAAAGTATTACCTTTGCAATGTCTTGAAGCCGAAGGACGTTAAATTATTCGGACAGGTCCAGTGGACCCAGCTTCAAGGAAGATGGTCAATGCGGCGCGATAACTTCAAGCTAAGACATCCTTGTCGTATAAGAATCGGATAGCAAGAGCCGGTTCTTTTTATATTATTCCCAATTCTTTGAGGTCAGCGGTGAGCTTGTCGGTGGGGTTGATAACCTTGTCGTAAAGCGCGAGGATCTGAGCCTTCAGTTCCTCGCTTGGCTTTTTGGCGTAGCGACCTTTGGCAAGGTTAATCATGCGCACCGCCTTTCGGCTTTCCTCACGGGCATTATCCTCCATGACCGCTGCGCCGTCTGTGCCGGTGAAGTGGTCGTAGGTCTCCCAGTTCGAGTGTAACTTCTTATCGAGGTCGATAAGTTCTTTGAGAAAAGGATAACGGTCGCAGTCGCGAGCCGGATTGTCCTCAGTCGATAGCGAGCGGAGCCGCAGGTGAAGTTCGCGCATCCGTTGCACAATGCCCAGGTTCTCGACATAGAGAGCTTGAACTTCATCTGGCAGCTGGTCGTGGTCGTCACGCTTGCCCTGCTTGAAGTTCTCACCGCTGTTGGGCGTGAGTTTTTTGGCTATCACGTTCACCTGTGATTGCATCTCCTCAACCTGTGCGTGCGTGAGCCTCTGCAAGCGGAACGACAGTCGTTTCTGCAACTGGCGTTCAATAAACTCGGCGTTACGCCGTGGGTTTGCCATCAGATTGCGGTACATGATTTGGTTGCCCGTGAGCTGCAGCAGGTAGAGTGCGCCTTTGGCGTAGTCGCGCTGCTCATGTGGCAAGTACAGCCAATCTTGAATTTCTTTCGTAAACTCTTGGTTCATATCACAATTTATTGTTGATACCGGTAAAAAACACGAGGTTTTTGCCGAGTGGTTGTAACAAGTGTTTCATTGCCGCCAAAGTCTGGCCGGTTGTCACAAAGTCATCAAACACGATGATGTTTGGCTCTTTGGGCAGCACATTGAGCGAGAAAACTGCGTTGACACGCTGTTTTGTGTGGCAAAACGCCACGTCCTCGTAGAACGGAATGTCAAGCATCTTGCCGATAAGCTCACTGATGAGTGTGGCAAAATTCTTGGTCTTGTGCCGTCTTTTGGGCGAAGTGCAGATGCACCAACAGCCGTTGTGCAAGTTGTAGCCCAGCATTTCCTTTATGACTGGCACAAGCGATTTGGCGAAAAACTCCACCATATCAGGGTCGCCCTTGATGTCGGTGAGCGTACGTCCATAGACGGTTTTTTGCCAAATCGAAATGAAGTTCACGTTGCTGCGGCGCGTCAAGCGCAATTTGTAGGAGAAATCACACCGTGCTTCGGTGGATTTGTCCCACGACTTGCGCTTCTGCACGGCAAACAGGTCTTTCTGTTGGGCGCGGCTCTGGGGTGCAGCGTCGCCGCCAGAAAGAAAGTCGAGGGAACTGAGGTCGCTTACAGGAAAGGTCATGTCGCGCAGGACCTCTCCCATATCGACGGCAGCACCCTCGACCCGCGAGTGACTATCAGCCATTCCTACGGATTGGCTGCAGCCGCTTGTTTCCATTCGGCGATTCTCTCGGTGAACTCGTCAGCCGCCACAGTGTAGTCACCTGCATTGGCGGCGACTATCTGCTCATAGACCGCCTCCACTTCTGCCGGTGTCTTGTTGGTGTCCTCGGCCACAGCGATGAACAAGTCATCGAAATTGTTGGCGGTGTAGGTGGTGCCGTCGTACTCGATGGCGGCAGCCGAAGCCTGTTCGGGCTGAATGGTGCCATCCTCGGTCTCGATCTTGCCGTAGTAGAAGGGAGCGGGGCACTCATCGGTGGCCTCCACCGAGAGCGTGGTGCTGGTGGTTCCCGTCGGGCCTTGCCCGAGGTCTTGCGCCACGGTCGATTTGACGAGCCATGCCTCGCTGCCGACCACGCGGAACTTGCCCGGCACGGTCTCGACGAGATAGACGCAATCGTTGTTGTTGACGTATGCGGCGAGCGCCGAAGCGTCCACTCCCACGCCCGGGTGAACAGCGGTCAGCTTGTTCAGTTGCGTCATCGAGGGGTATTCACCCTGCGCCTCACTGGTGAGCTGCGACTTGTCGGGCAGGATGTCAATATACTTCCAATTGGCATCGGCAGCCAAAACGAAATTGCCGACGTATGCGGCGGCGGTCAGTCGCCCACGGTTGTCGTGTGCGAGCGTGGGCCACTTGACGATTTGGTCTTTGCCGATGTAGTAGATACGGCGCTTGATGCCGGGGAGTTCGGGAGTTCCCTGGCACCAAGCGAGCGAGCGTAGTATTGATGTGCAATTAGTTGACATTGTTTACTTCGTGATTAGTGATGAGCGATTAGTGATGAGTGAATAATCACGCCGCCAGTTCGATGACTTTGAGCTTGCGGTAGTCAATCGACTCGAACTGCACGCCGAAGAACATGGTGGCGATGTACGAGAGTATGAACGGCTCGTACTCCTTGACCATGACGCTCTCCACGTCGCCCATCTGGTCGTAGCCAACGAGCATGTTGCTCTTGGGCGTGACGTGGATGAACTTCGAGTCCGCCTTATTGAACAGCGGAATGATGTGGAGCTTTCCGTTGCTGCCCTCCACGTCGGTCTGACCGAACTGGTTGTAGAAATTGATGCCTCCGTGGGTAAGCAGCATGGCCTCGTTGTACTTGTCGGCGAAGTCCTGCGAGCAGTACATGTTCAGCTCCTGGGCACGCAAACGTGGGTCGAGCGAGTAAAGGATTTCCTTTGCGATGTCGAGTGCGTTGGCTGTGGTGATTTCCTCGGTGAGTTTCATGTAGTTTTTGTTTGCCACGCTGATCTTGTCGGCGGCGATTTCAGCAGCGGTGATGGTGTCGAAGCCGTCGAACAGGTCTTTGGTGGTGTCGCCGCTTGCGTTGCGTACACCGCTCCAAATAGCGTCATTAAGGCTTTCCGAAAGCCCTTTGGCGATGAGCGTGAGCACATGGAGCGCCGTGGGTGCCTGCATCTGGCCGTCACCTTTGGTGGCCGCCATGTAGCCGAGAATGGTGGATGCTGCGGAGTTCGGCTCGAACTTGCAGTGCACGGAGCCCATGAACGTCTCAAGGGTTCTGTATTCCACATTGAGATTGAAGTCGGTGGAGCGCGAGGGCTTGTAGGGCCCGAACTGCGCGTTGCCGCTGATGGCTCCCACGTTTTCCTTGTAGCGGATGCCGGGGCGAGGAGTCATGTGCTGGATGGTGTCCTGGCACCCGATGATGGGCTGCATGAGCAGTTCGGGTCGCCACTTGGTGGCGGCCTCCTGGAACTGCTCCAGCGAGGGGGTGATGTTGAGTTGTCCTGCCATATTACTTTGAGATTAGAGATGAGCGATTAGAGATGAGCGATTAGAGATGAGCGAATTTAGGGAACTTGGTTGAACAGCTTCTTGGCGTTGTTCACCTTGTCGGCGAACACGTCAAAGGGAGACTTGGCGGTCTGCTGCGGAGCATCGACCACCACTTGCGATTTTTCGGCAGGGTTGGCTTTCAGGGCCTGCACCTGCTCCGCGCGGTCGGGGGTGGGCGTGTTGCG